GCGCGTCATGTACCCATGCATCGAGTGTGGGGGGCTGCACGAGGAAGGTGACAAGTCCCGCATGTTTGCCCGTGGCCTGTGGTCAGACGGAAAGCCTGGGGATGGCGAGACCGAATCCTTCCTGATCAGCGCCATGTTCCTGCCCTACGGCTGGCTACCCTGGATCGCTCTGCAAAAGCAGTACGACAAAGCCAAGGCCAAACTGGAAGAGGGCAGCGAAGAAGCCATGATCGTGTTCTACAACACACGCCTCGCACTGTGCTGGACCCGCACCAAGGAAACCACCCGCTACGACGAACTCATGCAGCGGGCCGAGCCATACAAACTGGGCACTGTGCCCATAGGCGGCATCATCCTCACCGCAGCGATCGACACCCAGGCCTACCGCCTCGAAATGAAAGTCGTGGCTTGGGGCGAAGGAATGGAGTGCTGGATCGTTGATTACCAGGTTATCCATGGGTCTCCATCAGACGAAGAGACCTGGAAGCGTGCTGACGACTTGCTCAAATCCCGGTACCGCCATGCCTCTGGTCAAACCCTGGGCATCAGTGCCGCATTGGTGGACTCGGGCGGATCGGCTACGCAAGATGTGTACAACTTCACCGCCTCCAAAAAACACCGCAACATTTACGCCGTCAAGGGCCACAGCCGTCCCAACCGGCCCATCCTCAGCAGTAAGCCCACCATTGTTGATGTCAACTGGCGCGGCAAGTCTGCGTTGGGCGGGGCACAGCTCTGGTTTGTCGGCCCCGACACGGCCAAAGACTATTTGCAAGCCCGTTGGAAACGCGCCAGTGGCCCCGGTACCGTCCACTTCAGCAACGAGCTGCCCGAGTCCTATTACAAAGGCCTCACCGCCGAATACCGAACCTTTGGCTACAAGCGTGGCCGCAAGGTCAGCTGGTGGGAGCAAAAGAAGGGCGAAGCCAACGAGCCGCTCGACTTGATGAACTACAACCTGGGTGCGGCCTACCTGCTGGGCCTGCACAAAAAGACCGAACACCACTGGGCGCAACTGCGCGAGCGCTTGGTACCGGCGCAGGGCGACCTGCTCAGCCTTCCAGATGAAACCGTCGCTCCTGCCGTATCGGCATCTGCGCCACAAACACCCGCCGCCGCAAGCCAGCAGCCTGCAGCCGCACCCGTCCACACATCCCCTGTTAAACCGCAACAGAAAGAGGTTGAACATGACTACGAGCCTGCCGACACAGCCACCGGGCACGCCACCAGCTTTGGCCGAGACTGGTAGACCACCCATGCAGCGCCGTGATCCCCAGCGTGTGCCCCGCAGCCTACGCCGCTTTGCCAAAGCCAACCCTGCAGCGCCTGTCAATCGGATGGCTGTGCCCACTTTCCGGCGTGATTGGTAAGCCTATGCAAAACACCCCCAGCCCAACACCGGACCTCGATGCCAAGATTCAGGCAGACCCTGACCTAGTGGACCGCATCTTTGATTACATCTTGGCGGAAATTCCGCAGTTGTCAGCAGCCGCGCTCAAACTCAAAGACGATGTCCGCCAAGAATTCGCGGGCGAAGAATGCTACATCGCCAGCCGACCCGCCACCAGCCGACAAGAGCAAGTCGCCAGCGTGCTGGCACTGTTCAACGGACGCAACGCCAGTGAAATTGCCCGCCGCCTTGGTATCGGCCGTACCACCGTCTGGCGCTACCTCAAACAGTCCGGGGCAATCAAATCTGTTTCAGCTTTCCGGGAACTGGAACAGAAAAAACGATAGTTTGTCCGCTCACAAGGAACCCACCCTCATGGCACTCACCCAAACAGACCTCGACAACCTAGATGCAGCCATCGCAACCGGCGAGCTGAAAGTTGAATTCAATGGCCGCGCCGTCGTGTACCGCAGCATCCAAGAACTCAAAGACGCCCGCCGCCACGTGGCAGATGTCATTGCATCCAGCAGCGCCAATGGCCGCCGCACCTCCGCCTTCCGCGTCGGCTTTGCTACCAACCGGGGGGACTGATCCATCATGCCAAACATCATCGACCGCCTAATCGGTATCTTCGACCCCATTGCAGGCATCAAGCGCCACGCGGCCCGTGAAGTCCTTGCCCGCGCTTATGAGGGCGCCAGCAAGCGAGACGGCTGGAAGCCCCGCCGCCCTGGGGCCAGCGCCAATACCGACCACGCCGTAGACGCAGCCACCCTGCGCATTCGTGCCCGCAGCCTGGTGCAAAACAGCCCGTACATCGCCCGTGGCATTGGCAGCTTGGTGGCAAACGTCATCGGCACAGGCATCATCCCGCGCAGCCTCGCCAAAAACGCCACCGCCATCGATGACCTGTGGGACGCCTGGACCAAAGTCTGCGATTCAGACGGCAGACTCGACTTCTACGGCATCCAGGCTGCTGCCCACCGTGCCATGGAGCAAGACGGCGAAGTCCTCATCCGGCTGCGTCCCCGCCGCCCCGAGGACAACCTGCCCGTGCCCCTGCAGCTCCAGCTGCTCGAAATCGATTGGCTCGACTCCAGCCGCAACATCAGCAACGGTGCCAATGCTGTCATCAACGGCATCGAATACAACCCCCTGGGAAAAATCGTCGCCTACTGGCTATTTGACCAGCACCCCGGCGAAATGCTCGGGCCGCGCCGCGCACGGTCCAGCAGTGCCCCTGTGTCGGCTGACCGCATCATCCACCTGTACAACCCCGAGCGACCAGGCCAGGGCAGGGGCTTCACACGCCTTGCGCCGGTGATCGCCAGGGTGCGTGACCTCACGGTCTACGAGGACGCCGAGCTGGCCCGCAAAAACCTCGAAGCCCGCCTGTCTGTCCTCGCCAGCGGCGATGTCTCCACCATGGGTAATTTCGACCCGCAAGACCTGCGCACCGAAGAACAAATCCGCAAAGACGGCAACCTGGGCAACCTCAGCAGCGGCAGCATCATCCAAGTGCCAACGGGCCTCAGCCTCACCACCGTGCAGCCCCATGCGATGCCAGGCTATGTCGAATACGTCAAGCACCAGCTGCACCTCATCGCGGCAGGCATGGGCATCACCTACGAAATGCTCACAGGCGACGTGCGCGAGGTCAATTTCTCAAGCGCCCGCGTTGCCATGCTTGAATTCCGACGCAATGCCGAGCAGCTCCAGTGGCTGGTGCTCATTCCCAAGCTGTGCACTCCCATTTGGCAAGCCTTCATCGATGCAGCAGATTTAGCAGGCAAGATCAAATCGCCTGACTATGCCTGCGACTGGTCAACCCCCAAATGGGACTACGTCAACCCAGTGCAAGATGTGGCTGCTGATCTGGACGAAATATCGGGCGGCTTGTCCAGCTTCAGCGAAAAACTGCGCCGTCGTGGCTATAAACCCGACGCTGTCTTCAAAGAACTCAAAAAAGACATGGAACGCCTCAAGGCAGACGGCACGCTCGACCTCATCGTCATGCTGCAAAAAGGCCGCACCATGGCCATGGCACAGGCTGAGTCAGGTGGCAAAACAGCAGGCAATGCTGCCGCAAACTAACGTCTTAAAAATATTGTTTCAGTTTTCCTAAAACTGGAACAGCGACATCGCCACCATGCGTGGCATGCCCCAAACATCTACAACCCAAACCCGCCGTGAAGACCTGCCCCTCGCAGGCCGCTCCATGGAGCTGCGAGGCTTCACCCGTGCCCAAGGCGACGGCGCAGACACCCCGCTGGCCACGGCTGAAATCGTTTTCACCACCGGGGCTCCCGTCCAGCGCTACGACTGGTACCGCGAACGCAGCTACCTGGAGCAGCTCGTGGTTGAAGACGGCTCAATGCGCCTTGGCCGTTTGCAGCGCGGGGCACCGCTGCTCAATACCCACAGTGCCTGGGATCTGGAATCCCAGCTCGGTGTTGTAGAGGCCCCTCAAATTGCCAACGGGCAAGGTACCTGCTCAGCCACCTTCAGCCGCCGCGAATCCGTTGCAGGCTATGTGCAAGACGTGGCCGACAAGATCATCCGCAACGTTTCCGTGGGCTACGTGCGACACCGCATGGAAATGGTCCCGCCCGAGCAAGAAGGCGGCATGTGGGTCTACCGCGTCATTGATTGGGAGCCCTATGAAGTGTCGCTCGTACCCATCCCAGCGGACATGGACAGCCAAATCCGATCGGCAGCAGGCAAGCCCGAAGCTGCTGGCAAAGACGGCGACGACACCGCCCGCCAACTTCGCACCTTTCCCTGCGAATTCATCGAAGCCCGCGCCGTGCAAGCGCGTGCACCCCAGTCCCCGCCCACGGTGGGCATATCCGCCGCAACCTCAACCTCAAAGGAAAAACGTCAAATGGACGAAGATACCAACGCCAACGGCGGCACCACCGCTACCGGCACAACCCCCACAGCTCCCGAGCAGCGCAGCGCCCCTGCAGCCGCATCGACGCCCGCAGCGTCAGATGTAGCCACGCGTGCCGCAGACATTGTGGACCTGTGTGCACGTCACAACGTGGCCTCGCTGGCCTCGGGTTTCATCCGCGAAAACAAGACGGTTGATCAGGTACGCGCTGCCATCCTGGATCGCCTTGCCGCCCGCGACCAGAGCGATGGTGGCCATCGCAACCTGCGCGTCGAAACCGTCCAGGACGAAATGCAAGTCCGCATGGCAGGCATCGAGCAAGCCATCATGCACCGGGTTGCTGCCAGCACTAAGCTGGATGACAACGGTCGCCAGTACCGTGGCATGAGCCTGTTGGAACTGGGGCGCGACTTCCTGGAAGCCCATGGCCAAAACACCCGTGGCATGGACCGCCTCACGCTCGCTACCCGAATCCTGCACTTCCGCAGCTCTGGCATGCATGGCACCAGCGACTTCTCCAGCCTTTTTGCCAACGTCGCCAACAAGCGACTGCGCAACTCCTACGAAGAAAACCCCGGCACCTACAGCCTCTGGGCTCGCCGCGCCCCCAATGCGCCTGACTTCAAAAACATCCAAGTCACGGCCATGTCGGGTGCGCCCAGCCTTCTGCAAACCAATGAGCACGGCGAATTCAAATACGGCACATTGGCCGATGGCAAAGAGACCTACGCTGTCGTTACCTACGGTCGCATCGTGTCGCTGACCCGCCAAGCCATCATCAACGATGACCTGCGCGCCTTTGACCGCTTGGTCAGCTCGTTTGGCGACAGTGCCCGCCGCCTCGAAAACCGCCTGGTCTATGCTCAGCTCACAGCCAATGCCGCGCTGTCTGATACGGTCGCACTGTTCCATGCAGACCACGCCAACCTGGCCACAGGTGGGGGCTCTGCGCTGTCGCTAGCCAGCCTGAGCGCCGGGCGTGCCGCCATGCGCCTGCAAAAAGGCCAGCAGTCCGAAGAACTCAACATCGCGCCGCGCTTCCTGATCGTGCCCGTCGCACTCGAAACCACGGCCTACCAGCTCACCAGCGCCAACTACGTGCCTGCCAAGCCTGCCGATGTGAACGAGTTCCGCGCCGGTGGCCGTACCAGCGTCGAGCCCATTGTCGAGCCACTGCTCGACGCCAGCAGTGCCACAGCCTGGTACCTGGCTGCCAACAACGGCCAAGTTGACACCGTCGAATACTGCTACATGGACGGCGCTGAAGG